GGTATCTACTTCACAAGAGATAAATATAAATAAAGAGGTGTATAAATGTACAAAATAAAAGATGTTGAAACGAGAATAAAAAATGATGGTGTTGAATTAGGTGACATCGGCTGTCGATTTTACACTGAAGATGAAAATACAGCATCTATAAGAATAGGTATCAATGACAAACAAGGTCGTATCGATCTAAAAGCACATGGCTTAACACCTAGATTACATTTGTTTATGGAAGATGGCTCTATATTCAAAAATGAGCCCCTTATTATGGACGATGTTGTAAAAGGGTTCATTACCTACAAGATACCTAAAAAGGTTATCAAACACGCTGGTTATGTTCGTTGTAAGCTGTTTTTAGAGAAAGAAGAAGAAAAAATACATGTCGCGAACTTTTCTTTCAATATCGTTGATAGTGGCATTGAATCTGCTGTAGCAAAAGAAATCGATGTTAAATTGGTAGATGATGCTATTACGAGAATTTTAAAAGATAACGCGACAGATTTATTGAGCAAAGACTTTAAAGAGAAAATAGATAAAGATGTCATTTCTTACATCGAAAAGAATGAAAGTAGATTTAAAGGTGCGAAAGGTGATAAAGGCGAACCGGGACAACCTGGAGCAAAAGGTGAAGCAGGTAAAAAAGGAGAACAAGGCGCACCCGGTAAAAACGGTACTGTAGTATCAATCAATCCTGACACTAAAATGTGGCAAATTGATGGTAAAGATACAGATATCAAAGCAGAACCTGAGTTATTGGACAAAATCAATATCGCAAATGTTGAAGGGTTAGAAAATAAATTGCAAGAAGTTGAAAAAATCAAAGATACAACTCTCAACGACTCTAAAACGTATACGGATTCAAAAATTGCTGAACTAGTTGATAGCGCGCCTGAATCTATGAATACATTAAGAGAATTAGCAGAAGCAATACAAAACAACTCTATTTCAGAAAGTGTATTGCAACAGATTGGCTCAAAAGTTAGTACAGAAGATTTTGAGGGATTCAAGCAATCATTAAACAGTTTGTATGCAGATAAAAATCATAGTCATACAATCAAACAGATTGAAGGATTAGAAAATGCTTTATCAAAAAAATCAGACATAAATCACAGTCATGATGAACGTTATCTTTTATCATCAAATGCTTTTACAAAAGAGGAAGCAGATAAACTTTATCAACCTATCGGTTCTTCGCAGCCGTCACTGAATATTTGGACAGGCAGTGAAACAGAATATAATTATTTGTATCAAAAAGACCCTAATACACTTTACTTAATTAAGGGGTGATTTTTATGGAAGGTAATTTTAAAAATGTAAAGAAGTTTATTTACGAAGGTGAAGAATATACAAAAGTATATGCTGGAAATATCCAAGTATGGAAAAAGCCTTCATCTTTTGTAATTAAACCCTTACCTAAAAATAAATATCCGGATAGCATAGAAGAATCAACAGCAAAATGGACAATAAACGGAGTTGAACCTAATAAAAGTTATCAGGTGACAATAGAAAATGTACGTAGCGGTATAATGAGGGTTTCGCAAACTAATTTAGGTTCAAGTGAATTAGGAATATCAGGAGTCAATAGCGGAGTTGCAAGTAAAAATATCAACTTTAGTAATCCTTCAGGGATGTTGTATGTCACTATAAGTGATGTTTATTCAGGATCTCCGACATTGACCATTGAATAATTTTAAACGACTAATTTTTTAGTCGTTTTTTATTTTGGATAAAAGGAGTAAACAAATGGATATCGGTACAATCGTAAGAACAATTTTATTAATAGTCGCATGGATCAATCAGTTTTTAGCAATCAAACATATTTCTCCAATCCCAGTTGACGAAGTGTTTATAAGCACAGTCGTTACTGGGATTGTTTCAATTTGGACGTGGTGGAAGAATAACAACTTTACTCACGCATCTAAGAAAGGGCAACAAAAAATTTATGAAGTAAAAGCTGGCATTCAGTCAACTGGTGGCGCACCTAAAGTGAACGGAGATGATAACAATGCCGTCGGTTAGGACATACAGTCAAGCTATTAGTTATCTTAAAAGTTTAGAGGGTAAGGCGTGGAATCCAGACAATGCATTTGGATGTCAATGCTTCGATACTGCTAACCAATATTGGCTTTACTTATTTAATCACAGGTTGAAAGGTGTGGGCGCTGCAGACATTCCAACATGGAATGATTTCACTAACGAGGCAACCGTTTACGAAAATACTGTGTCGTTTCAAGCATTGCCTGGCGACGTCGTTATTTTTAACCGTAATTATGGTGGTGGTTATGGTCATGTAGGTATTGTAATAAGCGCTACGTTAGATTCTATAACTATTTTAGAGCAGAACTGGCTAGGCGGTGCTTACTGGAACCCACCAGAAGTTACTACAAGACGCACACACGGCTATGACTTTCCTATGTGGTTCATTCGTCCATTCTACGCAAAAGAAACGACTGCTAATAAACTAAGAAGCGCAGTGACACCAGTTAAACAAGATAAGTTATCAAAAGGCAAAAAAATAATGCTTGTGGCTGGTCATGGTATTGGCGCATACTCTAACGACCCAGGTGCCGTTGCGAATGGAGAAAACGAAAGAGATTTTAACCGTAAAAATATAATCCCTAGAGTGAAAAAGTATCTTGAGTCAGTAGGTAACACAGTATTGTTGTACGGTGGCAACTCAATGAATCAAGATTTATATCAAGATACGTTATACGGTCAACGTGTTGGAAATTATAAAGACTATGGCATGTACTGGATTAAAAACGAAGTTAAACCGGATGCAATCATAGAGTTTCATTTAGATTCTGCTAGTCAACAAGCAAGTGGTGGGCATGTAATCATTAGCGACCGTTTCCCAGCTGATGACATTGACAAGGCATTAAGTAGTGCATTAGATAAAACAGTAGGTAAAATAAGAGGCGTGACACCTAGAGGGGATTTATTGAATGCTAATGTGTCCGCTGACCTTAACCTTAACTATCGTTTAATCGAATTAGGTTTTATTACATCAACGAAAGATTTAAACTACATTAAAAACAATTTAGACAGCTTTACGAAGCGGATTGCTGAAGCCATTAACGGCAGACAAATTGATGCGCCAAGTAGTAAGCCAAGCACTGACAAAATAACATGGAATTGGAAAGGTGTATTTTATCCTAATCCAGAAAAAGCTATAAGAGTCAGAAAAACAGCAGGATTAACCGGCACTGTCGTTGAAGAAGATTCATGGCTATACACAAAAGATGATTGGGTAAAATTTGACCAAGTCATTAAAAAAGATGGCTACTGGTGGATTAGGTTCAAATATCAACGTGAGGGCTCAAGTACTAACAATTTCTATTGCGCAGTGTGTAGAATCACAGATAAAGAACAGAAGATTAAAAACGAAAAATATTGGGGAACAATTGAGTGGTCTTAATATGTTATAATTAATGTCCACCACATCATATGGCAGGTGCTTCGGTACTTGCCTATTTTTTTATGCAAATTTTAAAAAAACACTTGCTTAATAAACAAATGTTTAGTATAATTATATTTGTAGGTTAGTTGATGACTTACAAATTATGTGTAAGGAGGTGAAAAGCCTCATGCTAGACATAATAAAAACACTTCTAGAACATCAAGTATTGGCAGTACTGATAATTCCAGAAGTGTTAAAACAACTTAGAGAATGGCATCTCGGCTACCTAGACCGAAAGCCAAACAACAAAGATTAACATTATGCTTGGAGCCTGATGGCTCCTCCTTACACTTATATAATATAATATTATTTGGAGGTTTTCAATTATGACAGAACAAATGTATTTAATATTGTTTTTATTAAGCCTACCATTGTTATTATTTATCGGGAGAAAAACACATTTTTATTGTTTAGATAAAAAGAATGGACGTAGATAATATGAGTGATTATAAATTAAAAATAATTGAATTGATCAAAAGTGATATAACAGGTTACCAAATTCACAAACAAACTGGCGTAGCGCAATATGTAATTTCACAATTAAGGCAAGGAAAGCGCGAAGTAGATAACTTAACTTTAAATACAACTGAAAAACTATACAGTTACGCACGACAAGTGTTATAATATAAATGTGAAATGGTCATTCTTGAAATGACTCGGTCGCTACTGGCACAGAACGTTTAAAGTGTCACCACAACATGAGCTGAGAATTCATATGACGTTGCTGACGAGCGACAAAGCTCTGTGTTCCTGGATAGGAGTAAGTTTGTGTGGTGGTGCATAACAAGTCGCTGAAATATTTGCGACATAATAAAGCATATTATCGGTTTTATTAAGTGCTAAAGGCACACCTTAACCACCCATACTAGTTACTGGGTGGTTGTTTATATATAACGCAAGTTAACCAAAACTAACTCTATCTAATAAAAAGTATGAAAAATTTATTCATATCTATTTAATAAAAAGTATGAAAAATTTACTCATATCTATTGCGTATAAAGTTAAAAGATATTATAGTTAACTATGAAGAAAGTCAACTCTCTATTCCGTTCTTTCTTCCTAACTTGCATTCTTTCGTAGTTAGTTCGTCAAGTAACTATTAATTTAGTTATATACAATCAGGAGTGAATTGTATAGCCCGGCAGAGGCCATATATCTGACTGTTGGTCCCGCAGGAGACTTCTTCCTTGCCATCACTCATATACATAATCCCTACTTACATTAATGTTTGTAGGGATATTTTTTAAGGGGTGTACTAGGTGGGGAACACAACGTATTTAAAAATAAATAGTGAAAACGATGTTGATTTACAAGACATCTTGAATGATTTTATTAATTGCTTTTGCAAAGGTTATGTGGAAATTAAAACGAAATATAAATTGCTTCCCATCTTTAAAATAAATTTTCATAAAAATAATTTACCCCACTTATTAGGTTTGCATTACACACATAAAAAAGTGAGCGCTAAAAAGATCATTGGAAGAATAGCTGAAAGGAAAATTACACACGAATCTATAAAAAAACATTATGAATATAGTAACATTAAAGATAGGCTTATCAATTATAATTTTTTGCATAAATGCTTTATTGATAAAGAAATCAGGCTATGCGTTATAGTTCCAAAAAATTCAATTAATCCACAAAAGATTGATGTAGCTTTTATAGATGACAAGAACAGCCAAGTTATGATACTCGGGTTAAGGAAGTCTAACAATAATGATTTTTATAGTCCGGCGACTATGTACGTTCTGGGTAAAAACAGTTCATATCGAAGAATGAGAAGAACACATGTTATTAGCATAGAATGGAAAAATTAATAAATTCGCCTATCGGTGAATCAGTATAGATCGCATCTTAAATGGTGTGTTTATTTTACTCCCCCTACAACCAACAAAACCACACCACCTATTAATTTAGGAGTGTGGTTGTTTTTGTTGGAAGTGTGTATCAGGTATCTGCATAGTTATTCCGAACTTCCAATTAATAAAACTCTATACCCGTAATCTTCAATGAGTTCTGGCGCTTCCCTTTAATTCCTTTTACATATTCAAAATGAATGTTTTTGATTGCCATCTTTATGAATTCAGTTTTTAACTCATCTTCCATTAATTCCCAGCCGTTTAGCAATGAATACTTGAAATTTTTAATCTTCTCATAGTTAAAAGTCTTACCCTTATCATTATCCTTGCGCTTTTCATACTCATGTATTTCTTTGTCAATACGACTTATTATTGGAAAAGCTTCATCCTTATCCATCATACCTTCTATAAAAAGTGTTTGACATCTAGCGCGTTCTTTTCGCAACTTTTCAATATCGATGCCGACATCTTCTATTTCTTTAGGTTGGTTTTCGATTTTATATGATGTTAAATCAAATTGTTTTAGATAATTGTAAAATTGTTTTAAAACCTCGCCTTCGTCGATGTTACATGCATTTTTATTTTTAGTATTTTTGCAGTTAGAACAAAAGTATAGTTTAGAATACCAAACTTCTTTATTTTTAGGCGTATGCTTGACTGTGTTTAAAGTCAATTTCTGGTTACAGTTTGGACATAATAGTTTACTTCTGAAAATAGCGTTATGTTTTACGATTGTAGAGTTAGTTTTTTCACTTATCCTTAATTTTATTTCTTCGTATTCTTCTTCACTTATAATAGCTTCGTGGGTGTTTTCGACGAATATGTCACCGAAAACAAGATGACCTCTAGCTACCGGACTCGTTAGAGCATTGCCTATAACTGATCTGTGCCAGTTTTTACCTAAGGGTGCTTTGTATTTAGAGTTGTTCAATTTTATAGTTATTTCTCTTAAACTAGTACCTTTTTTCGCTTCTTCTACTGCAAATCGTAATACTTTTTTATATTCATTAGGCACAAATTTATCGTTTACTCTGTCGTAATAGAAAGGAGGGACAGTTTTAGCTAACCCTTTTCTAGCTGATGCGCGTCGACCCATTGCAGTACGCTCTTGAATTGTAGTACGCTCCCACTCTGCCATAGCACCTACTAATGTTACGAACAAACGTCCCATAGCAGAAGTTGTGTCATATACTTCTGTTGCGCTCCTAAACAACACGTTTTTATTCTCAAACAATTCTAGTATCTCTAGTAAGTCTTTAACACTTCGAGTTAATCGATCTAGTTTATAGACTAAAACCAAATCAAAATTATCTATTTCATTCAACATTTCTTGTAAAGCGGGTCTGTCTTTTTTAGCTCCGGAGTATCCAGCGTCAGTATATACTTTATGAATTTTCCAGTCGTTTATGTCGCTGTAAGCTCTTAATTTTCTTTCTTGTTCTTCGATAGAGTGTCCTTTTTCTTTTTGTTCAAGTGTACTCACTCTAGTATAAATTGCTACTTTCATGTGCTCCCTCCTCAAAATTGGCAAAAAAATAATAAGGGTAGGCGAGCTACCCGAAATTTAGTACTAGGTACTAAATGTGATATAATAAAATAAAAAGTAGGTGATGAAATGTGCGTAAAGTTTACTGACGCAGAAATAGCTTATATAAAAGAATCAGTTGAAAATTATAGTAGTGAATTTGATATTTATGACGATGAACAAGAACTTAAATTAAAAATTTATGAACAAATTATGTTAAAAATAGAGTCCGAATACAAGGATATCTATTTATTCCGTCTTATTAATTGATTTACTGTATTCGGTTAATATTCTTTCGTTTTCATCAACGATGTCCTTTAGTGTGTTTAAAAGGAAGTCGCAATCACCTTTGGCTACTGCACCGGCTTGTGAATGGTTGATTATATTTCTCATACTATAAGCAATTTCTACCCGTTTTTTGGTTCTATAATTCACTTTACCCTCTTTAGTTAATTCTCCTAATAATTTGGTGTACATAGTTGAATCGGTGTCTTTATGTTTGATTTTATTCACTTTTTTTAATTTGATTAAAAACGTCTCTATAGCAACAGCAAAGGTTGCTGCAGCTGGCAAATACAACTCCCTTTTATAAGCTTGTAATCCTTGTTCTATTTGATAAGAAAAAGTTATATCATCAACAATCTTTTTCATGCTATTTAAATCTAAGTGGTTGAACGGTTGTATTTCATCATGTGCTTTGTTTATCAATTTCTCTTTCGACTTCGATATCAATGTATTGTAATGATCGTTAGCTAATCGTTTGCCATAATTAAAAAATAAATCTAAATTGTTTTGTATTATTACAGTCCCGATATATTTTCCGTAGTAAATAGACGTGTAATAAATGTAGTTATTAAAATCTAATAATCCGGATTGTTCTTCTACATACTTTTTAGAATCATATATGTATGAAGTAAAGTGTTTAGACAAATGTTTGATATCAGTATTACGAAAATTATATATTTCTTTTAATTTACTGTCATTTGAGATAACAACGATGCAAGGTTCTTCAAAAAAAGATTGATTTAGATAAAATATCGAAATCTTGTAATCGTCTTTTCTCATGAATGGGAAGGCTTCCGGATTACTACTAAACTGATAAATGTATCTGTTTTCAACTACATATTTGTAACCTTCTAAAAAATTACGCAAGTATTCTTTTAAAGTTTTATTCTCTTCCATCCCTCATCCTCCTCGCGCCACATAGGCGTTATTAATCACAATACAACTTTGCCCATTACTTTAATATTACTAAACGAAGCGACTTTGATATCATCATACTTCGGATTTAGAGATACCAAATTAA